TCATTATATTCTTTGCAGGATTAGCAGCTTGGGCAGTAGCTAAGTGGACAGGTAGATTATAACTCCATGTATAGGCATCTGCACGTTGCAAGAGAATGTCTGCATAGGATGCAATAGAACAATAGAAGAGATTAAGGAAGCATATGAAAGCACCACAAAAGTCACTAGCGAATTGGACAAGGCAGAAGTGGAGAACTAAGAGTGGCAAACCTAGTACACAAGGGTCAAAAGCTACCGGTGAGCGTTATCTACCTGAAAAAGCGATTAAGGCTCTTTCTTCCAAAGAATACGCCGCCACTTCGGCTGCTAAACGCAAAGCAAGTAGAGCAGGTAGACAAGTGGCTAAACAACCCAAAAAGATTGCTAGAAAAACGGCGAGATTTAGATGAGAAAAGACAAATTGTACTTAAGCTTGGCGAAGCCGCTGCTGAAGCTAGGAAACTATCTATTCAACAAGCACGTGATAGCTCTAAGAAAAAAACAAGAAAAAGAAGGAACTAGGAGGCTATAATGGACAACATGATATTAGATGCATGGAATGAGCTTAGTTATGCTGAAGGTATTCTATTTACCGTATGGTTATTTATCTTGTACTATGGTAAGTGTTGGATAGATTCAAAGTTTAATAAAGAAACTTGTAATTGTATAAGATGAGTGTAGAGACGTTTTTAAAATGGAAGATACTTCCTAGATTTATGATGTTGGCTAGTACAGTAATGTCATGGAGATGTGCTGAATGGTTTATGGATTTAGATACACCGACTGCAGCACAGTCAGCTTTTGTATCAGTAGTTATGGGTGTGATGACAGGTGTCTTTGGCATTTGGATGGGTCACGAACATAAAGGAGACAACGATGTTAACAGCATTAATAGGACCAATCGCAAACCTCGCTAGTTCTTGGATGAGCAGTAAGGTTGAGAAGGTCAAAGCAGATGGACAAGCTAAAGTAGCACAAGCTAGAGCTAAGGCAGTTGTAGCTGAGAAAGTTGCTACAGGTGAAGTGGCATGGGAAAAATCTATGGCAGATGCATCAGATAATTCGTGGAAAGACGAATTTGCCTTGATTGTTTTGTTATTACCTGCTATACTAGTATTTATACCTAGCATGACAGAGTATGTAAGAGTAGGCTTTGAGGTATTGAATACATTACCTGAGTGGTATCAATATCTTTTATTTATTGCAATTAGTGCATCCTTTGGTATTAAAGGTGCAGGTCAAGCAATGAAGATTATGGGGAAGAAGTAATGACAAATATTGTAGAAACAAACTTTGGAACATTAATCAATCCTGCGAGAGTAGCACAAGGTAGTGCTTCTAATATTGTAAAGAAGGGAGCTTTCTATATATTCTCACTTAGAATTAGTAGTGATGATATTAGAGAATACTCATTTACAGATAGAAGTAGGGCAGAGAAGATGAGAAAGATTTTAATAAGTCATTTAGAACAAAGCATAAAATTAAAGAAAGTAAATGGTTAATGAATTTAATAAAATTACAAGATGAATTAGCAGAAGATGAAGGCATAAAGTTTGAAATATATAGATGTTCACTTGGGCATTTAACAGGGGGTATAGGGCATCTTATTACTGAATGGGATGAAGAGTTCTATGATAAGCCAATAGGAACTAAAATACCACATGACCAAGTAAACGATTGGTTTGAGAGAGACATTAAAACAACTATAAACGATTGTAACTTACTGTTCTCTCAATTTGATAATCTACCTGAAGAGATACAACACGTATTAGCAAATATGTGTTTTCAATTAGGTAGACCTAGACTATCTAAGTTCAAGAACATGATTGCTGCAGTAAAAGACTTAGATTGGGCAAGAATGGCAGACGAGATGGAAGATAGCAATTGGTATAAACAAACTCCTAATAGAGCACAAAGATTAATTACACGTGTCGATAGGCAGATTGGAAAAGAGGTAGCAATATGAGTAGAGAACTAACCGAACGGCAACAGAAGTTTTTATCTGTATTATTTGATGAAGCAGGTGGAGATGTCGTAGCCGCTAAGAAACTTGCAGGATACTCGGATGCTTCTAGTACAACAGACATAATTAAATCATTAAAAGATGAAGTCTTAGAAGCTACACAATTATATATGAGTAGAAATGCACCTAGAGCTGCCGTTGCTATGGTAGGTGGTTTATTAGACCCTACAGAATTAGGTTTAAAAGAAAAAATGTCGGCAGCTAAAGAGTTATTAGATAGAACTGGACTAGTTAAAACTGAAAAGATGCAAGTAGAAAGCACTGGTGGTGTTATGCTCTTGCCACCGAAGAATAATGAATAGATATTAAATATGGGAAAGCTGAAAGGTAAAAGAATAGCAGGAGAACCCGGAACCATCGAGTATGGTGGTCACAAGATATATAATAATAAAGGCGAAGGTGGTGCAAATTATTTAATATATCAACCTGATGGTTCTCTAGATGATGGAGCTAATACATTAAGTGAAGCCAAAGCTATTGTAGAAATGTATTTAGGTAAATATACAGGTGGATTAATAACTAAAAAGAACTATGTTAATAAAATTAAAATAGTAGATAATCTTAAAAAGAAAAAGAAATAATGAATAGAAGTTTAGGTAAGTGGAAGTTACCACAACCGACAGACTTAAAAGATGAAGAACAAAAGGAATGGGTACAGATACCTCGTATAGCACGTATTGTTCCTTTTGGTTATAAATTAAATGAATCAGATAACAACTTACTTGACCCCATACCATATGAGTTAGAAGCTGTAGAGTTAGCAAGAAAACATACAAAGCAGTATTCATATAGACAGATAGCTAATTGGCTAACAAGCAAAACAGGTAGAGAGATATCTCACGTAGGGTTAAGAAAAAGGTTAATGCATGAGCAACAACGTAAGAACAAGGCTAGAACTCTCCGAAAATGGTCCGAGTATGCCCAGAAAGCAATCGAGAAAGCGAAAGCCATCGAAGAAGAAAGAACAGGTGCAAAAGTCTAAGATACAAGAAGTATCTGATGTCGAAGCCGTACCTATAGAAGAACAGAATGTAATCTTCAAACCAAATCAAGGTCCTCAGACAGAGTTTCTTGCGGCAGGTGAAAGAGAAGTATTATATGGTGGTTCAGCAGGAGGTGGTAAATCATATGCCATGCTTGCAGACCCTTTACGTTACATGGGTCATCCATCATTTAGTGGGTTGCTACTGCGACACACAACAGAAGAACTTAGAGAACTAATATTTAAATCTAAGGAAATGTATCCTCAAATATGGAAGGGTATTAAGTGGTCAGAAAGAAAGATGCAATGGGAAGCACCATCAGGTGCAAGGTTATGGATGTCCTACCTAGACAGAGATGATGATGTACTTCGTTATCAAGGTTTGGCATTTAGTTGGATAGGGTTTGATGAATTAACCCAGTGGTCTACTCCGTATGCTTGGAACTATATGCGTTCACGTTTGCGTTCTACTGCACATGATTTACCCGTGTATATGAGAGCAACAACTAACCCCGGAGGTCCGGGTCACCAATGGGTCAAGAAAATGTTCATTGACCCTGCACCATACGGAAAACAATTTGATGCCACAGATATTGAATCAGGGAATGTTCTTTCCTATCCAAAAGGACATAGTAAAGCAGGACAAGCACTATTTAGAAGAAGATTTATACCAGCAAGATTATCTGACAATCCATACTTGTCAGAGCAAGGTGACTATGAAGCAATGCTTCTTTCCTTACCTGAACACCAACGTAAACAGTTGCTTGAAGGTGATTGGGATATTAAAGAAGGTGCTGCTTTTACTGAGTTTGATAGGAATATTCACGTTGTTGAGCCTTTTTCAATTCCAAGAAATTGGGTTAAATTTCGTGCATGTGATTATGGTTATGGTTCTTATAGTGGTGTGTTGTGGTTTGCTGTTTCTCCAGACGAGCAGATTATTATATATAGAGAGTTGTATTGTAGCAAAGTACTTGCCACAGATTTGGCAGATATGATATTGGATGCTGAAGCCGATGATGGAAATATTAAGTATGGGGTTTTGGATAGTTCTCTTTGGCATAAACGTGGGGATACTGGTCCTTCTTTGGCTGAACAGATGATTATGAAAGGATGTCGTTGGAGACCTTCAGATAGAAGTAAAGGCAGTCGTGTATCAGGAAAGAACGAAATACATAGACGTCTACAAGTAGATGAGTTTACAGAAGAACCACGATTAGTTTTTTTCAACACATGTACTAATATGGTATCACAATTACCGTCTATACCTTTAGATAAAAAGAATCCTGAAGATGTAGACACAAGAGCAGAAGACCACTTGTACGATGCATTAAGATATGGTATAATGTCAAGACCTAGATTTAGCATATTTGATTACGACCCAATGGGTAGACCAAGTAGCAGTATGCCAGTAGCAGATTCAACATTTGGATATTAGAGGAACAAAATATGGCTGAAGAAGAAATAATGTTAGACGAAGAATCTATTGCACTAGAAGATAGTGATGATAGTGTAGTTACTGATATTGACGTAACTAATATTATTCCTTTTGTTATGGATAGATATCAACGTGCCGAAGACTATCGTAATAATGATGAAGAACGATGGTTAAGGTCTTATAGAAATTATAGGGGGTTATACGGAAGTGATGTTCAATTTACTGAAGCAGAAAAGTCAAGAGTATTTATCAAAGTTACAAAAACTAAAACATTGGCTGCATATGGACAGATGGTTGATGTTTTATTTGCAGGTCATAAGTTTCCCATTAGTGTTGAGCCAACGGTTCTACCAGAAGGTGTGGTCTCCGATGTGTCGTTTGACCCCAAAGAGCCTGAAGCTCTTAAAGGTGAAACATCTTTGTCTTCCCCTTATGGTTTTATGGGTGACGGTAAGGAACTTCCTGCGGGAGCTACCGAAAAAACTTTACAAGAAATGCTTGGACCGTTTGAAGAAAAGTTGGGAGAAATTGAAGGGATTAAAGAAGGGGTAGGAAAAACACCTACTTCTGTTACATTCAGTCCTGCTATGATTGCTGCTAAGAACATGGAAAAGAAGATAATGGACCAACTTCAAGAATCAGGTGCTAATAAACAATTAAGAAGCACAGTATTCGAGATGGCATTATTCGGAACAGGAGTAATGAAAGGTCCTTTTGCTGTAGACAAAGAATATCCTAATTGGGATGACGAAGGTAATTACAGTCCTATATTTAAAACTATAGCTTCTACATCACACGTATCAGTATGGAACTTCTTTCCTGACCCTGATGCTGCCAATATGGATGAAGCACAATATGTGATTGAAAGACATAAGATGTCTAGAACACAATTACGTGCATTAAAGAAGAGACCTTACTTTCGGGATAATATAATTGATGAGGTTATAGAGCAAGGTGAGTCATATGATAAAAAGTATTGGGAAGATGATTTATCTGATTATGCTCCAGACCACGGTGTTGATAGATTTGAAGTCTTAGAGTATTGGGGTAATTGTGACGTTCAGATGCTCTTAGATAATAATGTGGATATACCAAAAGAACTAGAAGAGCATGATGAGTTACAAACTAATATATGGATATGTAATGGTAAGTTATTAAGAATGGTACTCAACCCCTTCAAACCATCTACTATACCTTATATGGCAGCTCCGTATGAACTAAACCCATATTCATTCTTTGGTGTTGGTATTGCCGAGAACATGGATGATACTCAAACATTAATGAATGGCTTTATGAGAATGGCTGTTGATAATGCTGTGTTATCAGGTAACCTACTTATAGAAGTTGATGAAACTAACTTAGTTCCGGGACAAGATTTATCTGTTTATCCGGGAAAGGTATTCAGAAGGCAAGGTGGTGCTCCGGGTCAAGCTATATTTGGTACAAAGTTTCCAAATGTATCAGGCGAGAATCTACAGTTGTTTGATAAGGCTAGACAACTAGCTGATGAGAGTACGGGTATGCCTTCATTTGCTCATGGGCAAACAGGTGTATCAGGCGTTGGTAGAACAGCTAGTGGTATATCAATGCTTATGAATGCTGCAAGTGGTAGTATTAAAACTGTTGTCAAGAACATAGATGACTATTTACTTAGACCTTTAGGTGAAGGTTTATTTAGATTTAATATGCAGTTTAATTTTGATAAAAATATAAAAGGTGACTTAGAGGTTGTTGCACGTGGAACAGAAAGTCTAATGGCTAATGAAGTACGTAGTCAAAGACTAATGTCTTTCTTACAGACTGCATCAAATCCATCTCTTGCACCTTTTGCGAAGTTTAATTACATAATTAGAGAGATAGCTAAGTCTATGGATTTAGACCCTGATAAGGTTACTAATAATATGGATGAAGCAGTACTACAAGCCGAATTACTTAAAGGCTTTCAAGGACCTGCACAAGCAGGTGGAGCAGTTCCACCTGAAGGGCAACCACCAGCAGGTGCTAATCCTCTAGACCCAACAGGAGCAGGTGGTGGAACAATAGGAACTGGACAAGCTCCAGTGCCGGGAGAACAAGGATTTACAGGAAATGACGGACAAGCAGGTGCTGCAGCAAATCAAGCCGCTGGTGAACAACCACCAACTCCTAACCCACTTCAATAATTACCTAGATTCACTAATATCTAATCAACATAAAATATTAGAACAAACAGATGATATTGTTCTTGTACATAGGTCACAAGGAGCAGTGGCTATTCTCAAAAGACTTAAACTTTTAAGGGAAGAAGTAAATGGCAAAGAAGACAAAAAATAAGGATATTGAAAAGGCTGCAATGCCAAAAGCAAAACCTGATGTCATAAATAAAGACATAATGGATATGGTAGATTTTAAGAACTATGAAAAAGAAAAAGGTGAGTTGCATCCAGAAGACCCAAGAGCAGGGGATAATATGGATACAGGTAAAGCTTTTTATGAAGAAGGTGATAAGACTTTAGAAAGTGAAATAGAAAGACTTACTAAATTAGCGAAAGAACGAAAAAAGTTTTTAGGTAAAGAAATAAATGCTGCTAAAGGTGGCTCTATGACCAAACAGATGGAAATGTTTGAAGAGGGTGGACTTAAAGATGAAGGGGGTACAGTAGATGAAGCATCAGGCAATGATGTACCTATAGGTTCAACCAAAGAAGAGGTAAGGGATGATATACCTGCTCAACTTAGTGAAGGAGAGTTTGTATTCCCTGCTGATGTAGTTCGTTTCATAGGATTAGAAAAACTAATGCAGATGAGACAGAAAGCTAAGATGGGATTAAAAAAGATGGAAGCTATGGGTCAGATGGGTAATTCAGATGAAGCTACTATGCCTGATGACATGCCTTTCAGTATGGATGACCTTGATATGGAAGATGAAGAGGACACCCAATCAAATTTTAACCGAGGTGGGGTAGTAACAATGGCTATTGGCGGCACTACACCTACCACAGAAAATACAAGCCAAAATATAAATGTAACAATGAATGAATCTAACTTAAATCCAAAACAAACAAGTGTTCCTATTAGGACAGATTCTACTCCTATTGTACAGCAAAGAACAACCACACAGCAGAAGCCTCTAAATATAAGACAAGAAGCTGTTCCAATTAGAGGTCAAGTTACAAATATACCTAGCAGTGCAGACTTCTTAAAAAAAAAGTCTTCTGACGTAACCCCAACATATGATTTAGAGGGTGCTATACCTAGTAATATAGGCTCTAGATTTACTACCTCTAAAGCAGAAACACAACAAAAACAAGATGTTCAGTCTGTTAAAAACGAAATAGATGCCATAACAAGTATGACTTTTTCGGATGAGGGTGACGATAGCGATAGTACAAGTTCCGTTGCTCAAGGTGGTATAGATTATGCATCTGTAGATAGATTTGCTTTAGATGATGATTTAAGAGATGTATTTAATGATTTTAGTAAATCTCAACTTAGTATGTTTGGTGTCGTGACTAGTAGTCCATTTGGTTTAGCTGTTTCGGGAATAGGACTAGAGTTAGGAAAAGCTACGGGTGGTAAGTCAGTACAAGGTGCTGTCGCAAGTGCTGAATTAGGAAAGGCGAAAGCAACAGCATTTCATCAAACTGCATTAGGTATTCAAAAAGAATACGGATTAACACGAGAGCCTAATATAAATAATTGGTCAATAGAAGCTAAAAATGCATTAGCTCAACAAGGACCAATAGCTTTAAATTTTGCACAAGATATTTTTAATGCAACATATGGTATAGAGGAAAGAACTTTTACTACTCCTTCTGAAAAAAGTTTTATGGATAGTGTAAAAGATAAGGCAAGCTCTTTTATGAGTGCTATCGATAATATAGGAAAACCTCAAATCGATATAGAAAAGCAAGACCCTATAGCTCAACAAAATATGAAACAATCTCTTATTGATATGCAAAAGTCGATAGCAGACCTAGCAAAACAATCTTTAGCAGAAAAAGCAAAAGCCGATAAAGAATTAGATGATGTATTAAGTGGAGACCCATTAGGAGATGAAGATAAGACAACGGTAGAATTAACATCGTTAGGATTTAATAATAATGCTATGTCTGATATAGAAGCGAATGGTGGCTCAAAAGGAACAGGCACAAATAGTAATGGTACTTCGTATAGTATAAATGTAAATGGTACATTTACTCACTCTAATGGAACAACAGTGAACTTTACAGATAGTAAAGGTAATCCGGGAAATGCTCCATCAACTCCTACACCTAGTGCTCCACCTGCTCCACCACCATCGAGACCATCTCCAAGTTATAATAATAATGATAATAATGATAATGGTGGTAATGATGGAACAGATGGAGGATATGGAGGTTCGGACAACACCACAGACTATGGAGGAACATAAAAATTTGACTTTCGTTTAAAGTAATGATATAATAGGCTACTTATCCCCCAACATAATGGCTACGATAACCCCCAAGGAGAAAGACAATGGCTGAAGAAGCACAAGAAAAAATAATGGTGCAAGAAACTACACCTAAAAAAGTTGCATTTATGAATAAACCCTATTCTCAAGAAGAGAGAATAAAAAAAGATGAAGAAGAACTTAAAAGGCTCGTTAAAGAGCAACAAAGTGAAATTGAGACTGAAACAGAGGAAGTTGAGAGTAAAGAAGAACCGACTTCTGCTGAAGAGAAAACTTTTAAAAAGCGATATGGTGATTTAAGAAGACACACGCAAGAAAAGGAAAAGCAGTTCCAAAAACAATTAGATGAGTTAAAAACTCAATTGGAAAGTGCTACTAAGAAAGAAATGAAATTACCTAAGTCTGATGAAGATATAGAAACTTGGGCAAAAGAATATCCTGACGTAGCTCAGATTGTAGAAACTATAGCAATGAAAAAAGCTAGAGAGCAATCTTTAGAGATAGAGGATAGGTTAAAGAAAATAGATGAAATGAACATATCAGCAAAGAAAGAAAAAGCTGAAGTTGAATTATTGAAGTTTCATCCAGATTTTAATGAAATAAGGGATAGTGATGACTTTCACGAATGGGCAGATGAACAGCCAAAATGGGTTCAAGAAGCATTATATGAGAATGACAACGATGCTAGGTCAGCAGCAAGAGCCATTGATTTATATAAAGCAGACAGAAATATTGACAAGACCCCTAAGACAAAGAGTGATAAAGGTGCTGCTTCGGAAGTCAAGGCAAAATCTACTAGAACTAAAGTTGACACTACAGAGTCTGGTAAAAAGATATTGGAGTCTGCTGTTCAAAAGATGTCTACTCACGAATATGAGAAACAAGCTGACACAATAATGGAAGCTATTAGGTCTGGAAATTTCGTTTATGACCTCTCAGGTTCAGCAAGATAATAATAATTTAAAAAGAATGTTGACAAATAGTTATTTATGAATATAACTATATGTAACTAGAAATGTAACATAACCCCAATTTGGATACTTATGTTACATTACACGACCCACTTCAAAGATTACCCAATTATGTGAGCCTACAAAGGAATCGCTATCCTACGTACAACCTCAACGCATGAATGGTCCTTATTGAAGTAAATGACTAAAATTAAACTTAACCAAAATATTCCAAAAGGAGAAATAAAATGGCATTTGGAAGTGCAGCTGGTTATGGTAACTTACCTAACGGTAATTTTAGTCCTATTATTTACAGCAAACAGGTGCAACTTGCGTTCCGTAAGTCATCTATTGTCGATGCAATCACTAATAATGATTACTTCGGTGAGATTGCTAATATGGGCGATTCCGTTAAGGTTATCAAAGAACCAGAAATAACTGTTAAGGCATACGAGAGAGGAACTACTATTACTCCTCAAGACCTTGACGACGAAGAGTTTTCACTTAATATTGACAAAGCTAACTACTTTGCATTTAAAGTGGATGATATTGAAGAAGCTCATTCGCATGTTAACTTTCAAGAGTTAGCATCTAATAGAGCTGCTTATAGACTAGCAGACCAATTTGACCAAGACGTACTTGGTTATATGTCTGGTTACAAGCAATCAGCTACACATGGTGTTGCAGACACAGCTAATACAACTACTAATGGTAGTGTAGCTGTTTCAACAGCTGGTTCTGACGAACTCTTATCCTCAATGAAAATTGATGCTGAAGACTTCGGTGGTTCTGCTGGAGATGCTGTGGCTATCTTACCAAGGACAGGTGGAGCTACTACTGCTGCTCCTGCTAACGGAGATAGAAACCCATTGACAGTTATAGCTAGAATGTCAAGACTATTAGACCAACAAAATGTTGACACTAATGGTAGATGGTTAGTATTAGACCCTGTATTTATTGAAGTACTAAAGGATGAGGACACAAGATTGTTCGATGCAGACTTTGGTGGTTCAGGACTACAGAATGGTTTAGTTCTTAATAACCTTCATGGGTTTAAAGTATATCAGTCAAATAACCTCCCAAGTATAGGAACAGGACCATCTAATACAGGTGCTAACAGTTCTTCAAACTTTGGTGTTATTGTTGCTGGTCACTCTTCATCAATAGCTACTGCTGAACAAATCAACAAGACAGAGACTTATAGAGACCCTGATTCTTTTGCTGATATTGTTCGTGGTATGCATTTATACGGTAGAAAGATTCTTCGCCCTGAAGCAATCTGTACTGCCGCTTATCACTTAGCATAGGGAGATTGAATTATGGCGAATATTACTGCTGTTCTTAAAGCCGCTTCTGGCAACTCCCAGAGAGGTAGGAACGTATACTACATGGATAATGTTATTGACTTAACTGCTAATAGCATTAATCCAAACGGTGATACCATTCAAGCTATCACAGTTCCAGCTAATACTCTTATCGTAGCTGCAGGTCTTCAGGTTGTAGAAAGTGCAA